GAATCGGCGGGCGGGCCGGAACGTGGAATAGGCCGTGCTTCAACGCCAGCACGGGTAGGCTCTATCCCCGAGAGGGGGGCGCGTGGGTAACGGCAGGCGTTTCAGCCACGGGGTTAGGAACACGGTCTTTTGCCCAGCGGGCGGACAGGTCATCCCCGTCGATCCATTCTCGCGTGCTCGACCGATGCGGCATCGGGTGGCCCTCCTTGCGCTGGCAAAGGGCGGATTTACGCCGATGGCCGAACAGGAATCCAGCGATTACGTGGAGTGTGCTGAGTTCCGGGCGCATCCGTTCGCACTTCATGGCCGTTTCCCCCACCGCGCTTTCGCGCCGGCCTTGCCAGCCTTGGAGGCGCGGGCCTTGCGCTCCTCGGCGGTCAGTTGTGCGGCAATCCATGCGTTGGCGGCGTCGATCTGGTCCGACAACTCGCCATCACTAAAGCACTTGTATTCCTCGCCGTAATCTCCGCCAGCTTTGCCCCACGACAACATGATGCGTTGCCCCGGCGCTTCGCTGGTAAACCATACACGCGCCTCAGGGCGCTTCATGTCGATGTCGCCCATCGCCTTCGCCATCGCGTCAACAGCCTCTTGGATTGCCGCTTCGTCCATCTCTCTCTCCATGTGTGCGTTCTCTCTGCCCTGACCTTGCCCCACCGCAACCAAGCTGTAAAGCCGAAAAATCAGTTGCAGCGCAGAATTATTCGTGCAAGATGGGGCGGCAACATAGGAGAATACACACATGTTCCTGACCATCGCACTAACCGGGATCGCCGCGCTCGTCGCTGGCATCATCATCGGCGGCGCTATCGTCGCCTGGCACTGGGACGAAGCCTTCGCATCCAGCGATGACAGCTTCATCGAGGATGCGCGCGATGAATAATACCGAACGCCTCAACGCATGGATTGAGGAAAGCGGCCTCAAGCTGGGCCACGTCGCCAAGAAGATCGGCTGCGGCGAAAGCGCGCTGTATGCGTGGCGCATCGGTCGTTACCCGCCGCACACCATATTCCGCCGATCGATTGAGGCGCTGACCAATGGCGCGGTGCCTGCGGATGGGTGGGAGGAATGAGGCAAGCCGGGGAAATTGCCGCAGAATATCGGGCGTTCATTGCGTCTCGCTCTGGCGCTGTGTCAAAGACCGGTTTCAGCCCGGCACCGATCAATGCCGCCGCAAAAACTCACCAGCGCAACGTCTTGGATTTCGCGCTGAACGCTGGGAAATCCGCCGCTTTCTTGGATACCGGGTTGGGGAAATCCTTCATTGAGTTGGAGTTTGCTCGCCAATGCGCTGATGAAACGGGCAAGCCGTCACTGATCCTGACACCTCTTGCCGTCGCAGGGCAGATGATCCGGGAAGGGCAGAAGTGCGGCATTGATGCACGCCAGATCCGCGAACAAGCAGACGTTGGCAACGGCATCATGGTGGCGAACTACGAGCGCCTCTCCAAGCTGGACCCGGCATCGTTCGGCGCCGTCATTCTGGATGAAAGCTCCATCCTGAAAAGCTATGCCGGTCGCACCCGCGCAATGATCCAAGAAGCGTTTGAAACAACGCCATACAAGCTTGCTGCAACCGCCACCCCAAGCCCGAACGATCATACCGAATTGGGCAATCATGCGGAGTTTCTGGGGATCATGCGCCAGCAGGAAATGCTGTCAAAATGGTTCATCAATGACACAGCCACGGCATCGCAAGAATGGCGCCTCAAGGGTCATGCTGTCGAGGACTTCTGGGGGTTCGTGGCGTCGTGGAGCCGGTGCGCAACGCTGCCCTCTGACTTGGGCGGGGATGACGCCGGTTATATCCTGCCAAAGATTGACCGCCGCATTCATACCGTTGCGGCTGATCGCATGGCAAACGTCGATGACGGCATGCTGTTCCGTATCCCGGAAATGAGCGCTACCAGCTTTCACGAGGAAAAGCGCCTGACATTGCATCAGCGCTGCGAACTGGCTGCAGAACTGGCGACGCATGATCGCCCCGTAACTGTATGGTGCGAGACGAACGACGAAAGCGCATTGCTGGCAAAGATCATCCCCGGCGCAATCGAAGTGCGTGGCGATCTTGACCCGGACGAGAAAGAGCGGCGTTTGCTTGGCTTTGCCGATGGGGAATATCGCGCCATGGTGACAAAGCCGAAGCTTGCCGGGTTCGGCGTCAATTGGCAACATTGCGCGCATGCCGTATTCGCCTCGATCAGCTTCAGCTACGAACAGCACTACCAAGCGGTGCGCCGGTCACATCGCTTCGGGCAGTCCGAGGTTGTCCGCAATGACATTGTTATGGCAGATACCGAAGCGTCGATCTGGCGCGTCATTCATGGGAAGGCAGAGAAACATGACGAGATGAAACGGCGCATGGCCGAAGCAATGCGGAAAGCGCAATCCAATGCGCGCCGCCGCGTGAAATACGAACGCCCGCTTGAACTGGCGTTCCCCGATTGGGTCACAGGAGAGAGACAATGAAACAACCGGAATACAAAGGCGCTGGATGGGTAGTGCACAACTCGGACTGCATCGAAGGCATGCTTGCAATGCCAGCCGGGTCTGTAGACTGCTGCGTGTTTAGCCCGCCGTTCGGGTCGCTGTTCGTCTATTCCGACAGTGAGCGCGACCTTGGCAACGCTGGCGAAGGCGCTGACTTCATGCTGCAGTATAGGTTCTTTGCCGAGGCTCTGACCCGCGTGATGAAGCCGGGGCGCATGGTTTGCGTGCACTGCACCGACCTGCCGACCCGCAAGGGTAAGCATGGATACATCGGCCTGCAAGATTTCTCCGGCGATCTGGTGAAAGAGCATGAGGCGGCTGGGCTGATCTATCACGGGCGCGCGACTATCTGGAAAGACCCCGTTGTGGAAATGCAGCGCACCAAGGCGCTGGGGCTGCTCTACAAGCAGATCCGCAAAGACAGCACAATGAACCGCGTCGGGATGCCTGACTACATGCTGTTTTTTCGCGCGCCAGGCGACAACCCGGATCGCGTCGAACATTGCGCGCCGGGTGACACCAAGGAAGGCGTCAAGATCGCCAAGGCATGGCTTGCTGAGATGCGGCGCCTCGGGCTTGCGTCTGAAACACCGACCGATGCGCAGATCGCCGCATTGCTGCCGCATGTGGAGTTCGACGTTTACGAGTGGCAGAAACTCGCAAGCCCGGTCTGGATGGATATCCAGCAAGGCAACGTCCTGAACCGCATGAAAGGGCCAGGCGACGAGAAGCATGTGTGCCCGCTGCAGCTTGATGTGATCGAACGATGCCTGCGCCTCTACAGCAAGCCGGGTGACGTGGTGATGGACCCGTTCAACGGCATTGGCAGCACGGGCTATCAGGCGATAAAAATGTATCGCCGGTATCTCGGCTTCGAGTTGAAGCCGGAATACGCCAAGCAAGCAGACAAGAACCTGAAAGAAGCAGAAGCCAGTGTTGGCGACCTGTTTGGAGTAACCGCATGACCACCGCAATCAAACTCGCACCGCCGGAATACGCGGCTGAGGTCGCCGCGCAGATCGCGGCGCGGTATGGCGTGACCGTCACAGGCCCCGTCAAGATCGTTGCGCAGGGCACGTCAGGGCTGCCTCTGCCGTGGGAGGAGGTCGGGCTAAGCTGGAAGGACCGCAACGAGGCTATGCGCCGCAACCAGAAGCGCATCGCGCGCGTGGTGGGCACACAGCCGCAGGAACCGGACGAGCCGCGCACACGCATGCCCCCGCCGCGCCCCGCACGGCTGATCCAGCGCGAGGCTGACGTGCGGCGTCTGGCGAAGGAAGGGCTGACAGCGCACGCGATCAGTGTGGCGCTGAAAACCACGCGCGAGACGGTGTATCAGACCGCGCGCCGTCTCGGGATTACGATTGTGGCGCATCATCGCGGAACGTCGCCCGAGATCGCGGCACGTCTCGAACGCATCCGGGAAATGGGCGCTTCCGGCATGACACGCGGTGAGATCGCCGCCGCGCTGGGCATGAAGCATATCACGGTGAAGAACATCGTGGCGAAGAACAACATCGCGTGCGCACCGACGCCGCATTATAGATCAAGGGGGAAGAAATGAACTCGCTAGACAAGGCGCTGCAGCTCTTGGACATCTACGACAAGGCGCACTGCGATCTTGATGCAGGTAAACCGTGGGAAGCTGTTCGTGACTTCTATGGTTTCAGGAGCGGATCGCTTTACGATCATTGGGAGAGATACACGTGCTATCGAATTATGGGGCTTCTGCGATCACATGCACTGGAGGTGAAGAAATGACCGATAAACTCAAGCCGTGCCCGTTTTGTGGAAATGACGGATCTGGACCTATTAGCGAAGCACTGCAAATAGCTATGTCCGAGGGCCATTGGAACGGGACGCGATGGTCGGTTCAGTGCGATAAATGCACAGGGACTATCGGATATGTCGACAGCGAAGAATCCGCCATCACCGCATGGAACACCCGCGCGCCGGTTGATGCCAGCCCAGCCGCCGATAGCCGCCAGAGAGTGAAGGTCAAGCCGCTGGTGTGGGAAGACCCATCCAACAGAAACAATTGGCTCCATGTCGCGAGAACGGTCTTCGGCGATTATTACATCAGCATTGACGGAGGGCGGCACCGCGCCTGGCTGGAAGCGCATGTAAAGCCTTACGACAACATGCTCGGTGAATGCGACGTGGGGTCGGTGTATGCGGCCCAAGAAGTAGCCCAAGCCGACTACGAAGCCCGCCGCGCAGCTCTGGAGGACACGCAATGAACGCCCCAGTCCCTCTCCGCATCCGGGGCGTCGATTACCCGTCCATCAACCAGGCTGCGAAGGCGCTCGGGGTGTGCATCAATGTCGTGTGGCGCGCGCTGGACGAAGGCAGGCTGGAAACCGTTGGCCTGTATCGCACGCATGGCAGGCCGAAGTCAGTCACCATCGAAGGCGTGGTGTATCCTTCGCAACTTGCAGCCGTCGCCGCTACAGGGCTTTCCAAGGCTGTCGTGTGGCGCCTGTCCATGATCGAGCGCGGGATCTACGACGCATACGTTGCGCGCGAACGAAACCGACAACGCGCGGCAAGACTGCGGCGGCGGAAATGACAGAAGCCGGGGTGATGCCCCGGCTTTTAACATGTGTGCGGTGATGTGTTAAGGTTTCGGGGTTTCGTTGACATGAAGAACCCCGCCGAAGCGGGGCTGATCGGTTACCGGCTTGCCAACTCCCCGCCACACGCGGCTTTCAACTTTCGCCGCGCCCTAGCTGCTCTATGATGCGCTGCATGTGCCGACCTACATTCAGCGCATCTGCATCCAGTTTCGTATCCGTTTCTGGTGCCGTGTGACCATTGTCTCCTAAGAGACAACGGAGACAAAATGTCGCCGCCAACCTTCTGATCCACACGCTTATGCAGCGTGCCTGGATTCAAGCCGATCTCCCTTGCCCACTGTGTGACTGTTTTTGTGACGCCATTGTCAGAGATCACGACATTGGTTCTTTTGTTGTTGCGCTGCGTATCCCAGTCAGCCCACCTGCAATTTTCAGGCGTGTATCCTGAGTTCACATCGATGCGGTCAAGAGTTAGCCCTTCCGGAACCTCTCCCATATCATCAAAAAATGCGTCGTAATCATTCACCCACCGTTCGCACACCGTTATGCCGCGACCGCCATAGTTCTGGAACTGAGCAGACAGCGGGCTTAGGCATCGCGTCCGCATACTTCTCCATGCGTAGTATGTCCTTGTCGTGGATGAATTCTTCCATTTCTTCGGAAAGCCCATATCAAACCTCGTTCTTGCTGTCTTCCCACGCGCGGCAGGTTTTCAGATCCGCAAGCAAGATGCACACCTGCCAGCCGGTGAGCGTGATCCCGAGCCTGGCCGACCACACAGCAGCAATCGCCGCGAAGCTGTCTTCCGGGTTGCCGTGCGTGGCGTTGCGGTCCTGTGTCACGGCATGTTTCGCCTCGTCGAGGATTGATGCGCGCGTGGCGCTGGGCTTGGGTGCGGCGGTCCATTCGGCGATGATTGTGCCGTCAATGTCTCCGTAAAATCTGGAACCATCCTCGGTCCATAGGCGACCGTCACATTTAGTGCTCCAACACGTCCGATCTTTGCTGCTCAGCATCGGCCCCACCTTCTCACCCTCGCGCGTGCGGTAGTATTTCCCAACTTCTAGTTTCATAGTGTGCTCCGATATGCTTTCAGGATTGCGATCAGCCATGCGCGGGCGGGGTCGGTGCCAACAGACGAAAAGTGAATTTCGCGGCTGTCCTGCTCCCATGCGAACCAATCGCCACGATGAATATTCTGAGACATCCCGGCGAACCACTCCGGCAACAGCGCGTCATGCAGGGCTTTGGCGGCGTCTAGGGAGCCGCGATAGGAAAGGATCAGGTTAATCATGGCATGGCTCGGCAGCCCCGCATGAGGCGTCGTTACGCTTAGCTCACCACCATCCACCGCCGCAATCAGCTTGTCCAGTGCTGTGATGTCGGTCATTTCGTAAGCGCCTTCCATTTGGCGAGAGCGGCATTGGCTGCATCCATGCGCGCAATGATTTCGCGACCTAGCGGGCTTTCCGAAAGTCGCATTCCCCATGCCTCACCGCTACCATGCAGGCAAGCGGTTCCAGCATTGCGCAAAGCCTCCACCAGCGCCACCAATTCCGGCGCGTCGGCTCGGATGTAGCAGGTGCCGTCAACATACCTGACTGTATCGCCCCAATCGCCAAGCATGACGGACCCAACTGTTGTCAGGTGCCGTGCCCAAATAACCTTCGGCGCTTCAGTCATTTCACCGCCTCCCGTGCGATCCGCGCCATCTTCCTCACCGTCGCATTCGCGTGCGGCGTTTCAAGCGCGGCGATTTGGCGAAGGCGTATTCCATTGATGCTGCCATGTCCTCTAGCTGCTCATCATAATCGCAAGCATCGTGATACAGATCGCGGCACATATCCGCGCGCTCCCGTTCATCACTCAACGCGCCGCCGCTGATCCAGTCGGCCAGTTTCTCGCGGAAGGTCATCACACGAACCTCCAACGGATGATATCGTTTTTGTCGCTTAAAATGGCCCAAAGGGGTGAGGATGCCATCAGGTCTCGCGTCATGGTTCCCCCATCCCGATACTCAACCTCAATTACCGTATCCGACCCAACGCCTTCCGGGACAGTTCCGGTGTTGATGTGCCATTCGTTTGTGCTGGTCATTTCCCGCGCTCCTTGATCATGGCGTCGGCGTATTCGTATGCCACCTCTGCCGCTGTGCCGACGCGACCGAAACGCTCAACCAACTTGGCGTCGCGCGATGCCAACGCACCGCTGATGAGCGCCGCCATCGCTTGCCCGGCGTAATGGTCGCGCAGGGTCATGCCGTCTTGTGGCAGGAACGGTGTTCTCCCATCGCGCGGAAACGCAGGGCCGCCTGTGTTTTTGGTCATGTCGTGTCTCCTCTGTGTGTGAGACACATCTTGTCATCGCGCCTGTAAAAATTCAAGCACTTTCTTGCTGGCGTCCGCTGCACCTAGGCCGACAATCACCGTATAGCCGCAGCCTTCCAAATACCGGATCATGTCCTTTTGCTCTTGTGACAGCCTGCCGCCCTTCGTGCGCTTCATCTCAACCCACAAGCGCCATTCCGGCGCGAACAGGTCAGGCACCCCAGGGACAACGCCTTCCGCCTTCAATCGCTTTGCCACGCTCAGCGCACGCTTGTCGCCATTCGGAACGGCAAAGATCAACACATGCGGCCATCTGGATCGAAACCATGCAACAAACCCGGCCTGCTCTTCATGCTCAGAAGGGGATCGCGTCGGTGAATTCATCGCAACCTCCGATCTTTGCTGCATCCGGCACAATATCCCGCCACCTCAAACAATACCGACCGTCCACCAAATGGGTGCAATCGTCGCACCTAGAACGGGATGTCATCGTCGAACATTTCGGCTGCCAGTTTCCGCTGTCGCTCATTCTCAGCCTCCTTCGCCGGGTCAACCTTCTTGGGCCGGTAATCCAGTTGCACAATCTCGAAGAACTTGCCCACTGGCTTTACCATGATCCGGCTGGGCCAGTTCCACAGGCTGCACTCGCCCAGCGCGTCAACTGTCGTCTGCGCCGATGACCCCAGCGCCGCCATGCGCGCCTTGTAGCGGCTTGCAGCGTATCCCCCATGATCCGGGCACAGCCACTCGCTAACCCGCGTCAGTCCGCATTCGTAGGTCACCCGTATTCTGTCAGGCTTCCCCTCTTTCTTCCCGTGGCTATAGGACACGCTGTCAACGTCCAGCCATTCCGACTGCACCAGAGTTGACCTGATCGCCCCGGAATACGC